AAACGTCGAGCGTATGTGCACCATGCGCCTGTGCCGGGATTGAATATGTCTGCTGACGATTAGATACAGATGTGGTGTAGGTACCCGTTTCTTTACCATCAACGACAAAGTGAATGGTTTTCTCTACGGCACCAAGCGGGGTATATGGGAATGAGATCGCTCCCACATAGGCTTTTGAATCATCGAATGTAGACGTTACGGCAATGCTTACCGCGTTGATCTTGAATGTCAGCTTGCGGGTAGCTCCGTAACTGTCGGTAACTTGTACAACGAGGACGTTATCACCGAGTATCAGGTATTTGCCTATATTGAATGAGACTTCGCCTTGATTGATTGTTTCGGAGGCTACCTGCTTATTGTTCAAAGTATAGGTTGCGATACCTTCGCCCGTTTCCTCTCCGGACAAGGTAGATGAGTATGTGTATTTTATCAGTGTCTCCTTACCATGAACGGCCGTTGCATTTGACGGAGTGACAAAGGCAAGCGTGAGCTTTGTTCCTCCGCCACCTGCGGCTGCTTTCACGGGATAGAATACACCTGCTCGTTTCTGCATCATGTAGTTGCCGTCCGGAACTAGATCGAATGATTCATCTGTGTTGTCCATCTCACCTAGTGAGGTAGAACCGAATCCGCTGTTTTTAGGAACTTCTGTTAATCCTATTGCCATAACATTACTATTTTCGGGATTTTCTTTTTCTGATTCAGTAACTCCATAATCGGTGTCGGCCATCACGACGACACCACCGGACAGCCGGGTCATTTTACCGACATTTAGCCCACCTTCGATGTCGCAGCCCTCTTTGGAAGTAAAGCCTTTCTTGAAAGTATCTTTGATGTCTTTACGTGCATAACGATCATCACCGAATGATTGAGATGCGACAGGCTCAAGTTTGCAGTGTACGCGCTTGTCTGCCAATGGAAGTGATTCGTCAAGAACAAGGATATAAACATTTGTTTTCCCATTCTCTTTTACAGTAATCATTTGTCCGTCATAAGGGGCATAAGCTACAGTGTCGATATTTTGCGCATATCGAGTTGCTTTTTCTAAAGAGTTCCAGGTCGATGTAGAGTCGATAGGGAGACTCCTGGTGCGCTTGTATTGAAGATAGAAACTAGCTCCTGCGATGACAAGGCTAGAACGTGGTGATACGTTTTTTATTTCAGATAGATATTCTACAATTTCAACTTGGTCTTCCATACTCAGACTGTTTTAAAAGTGAATGTATCCGGATCGTTAGGCATTGTAGCTTCTGCAATCCACATTTTATATTCAATAGCTTTACTACCGTTGGCCCCTTCTACCATAATTTTAATCGGACCTTCAGTTCCATTTTCGATGAAGTTGCCAGGATAACTGGTTAGGGTAAGCTCGGTGAGCATGTCTGCAGGGATACATACTGCAAACATAGACCATGTACCAATCGGAAATTTATAGGTACCGGGACCGGTATACAGTCCGTTTGAACTGAGTGCCCGTACTGCATCTGATGTTTGAGGCACAGTATTGCATACACCGGCAAACCATTTACGTCGAACGTTCACACTGATCTTATTATTTAATGTAATTTGCGGTAATACTCCATCAGGGCTAGCGTCGTAGACGACGGTTGCAGCGTAAGTCTCCTCCATTGTATAGTAGCCTGTCAATTGCCTTATTGCCTTCTGTTCCCCATTAACTTCTGCAGAAAACTCTAGTTTATTCTCTTCGATATAATCATAAAAGGCTTTACTCATGGGGCCGTTACCGTGTCTGTTGGCTGTGTAGGTTAGCTGTCCTTTGGCTGTCCCAAACTCAACGTCGTTGGACGTTGAAAGTTTACCTGTTAAAGATGCAGACTCTACACTGGTGAGCATCGTCCTGAAGATACTTTCGTATGTTGTTCCTTCCTTGAGTATGTCCCCAGGGTTTATATTCCCTGTCTTGGGCGAGGTGACGCGAATATCTTTGGACAAGCTTCCACCGGCTTTAGCCAGTGTCTTGTACCTTTCGTTCAAAAAGTCCAAGACACCGGCTAGTTGCTGGTTGGTTACACTGCCTTTGGTGATGGCCTTGTCTATGTGATCAATCAGAGAGTCTACAATATCTTGTGTTGTACTCATCCTTAATTGAATTGTTTACTGAAAACATCTGTATGAATTCTCGGATTATTGAAATCATTGCTATTTAATTCCTGAGTAAAATGTTTCTCCGAATCGCAGAATCTAAGTGTAATGGGTAGACTTTGAGGCGTATTCATATTCTTTGCTATTGCTAAACTATCAGCAGAAGCATTGACTTTGATTCCTCTGTTTCCGTATCCTATAAGATAGATCTCATCACTAGAGAGCATATCAAGAATAAACATCAGTTCCTTTTCTGTCTTGAAACCAGTCTGTACATGCAGATTGTCTACAGTGTTTACTCTCTCCCTGCTTTCAGTATAGTCATTTACTTCTTCATCATATTTCCCATACACTTCATCTTCTCCTTTGTCTTGATCTAGAGTGGGCTTCCCGGTAACTTCTATGCATTCATACGCTCCATAACTGTTTAAAAATTCGATATAGTATCGTTCCTTCTCTATGTTAGCAGGAGAAATGACGATGGTGACTGCCTTGCCTTCTACTGTGATGATTTCAAATTGACTGGCAAGCATATTATTCTTGCTGAAAAAATATTTTCTTAAGGCTTCAAGGTTAAGAGCATAACAGGCCCCGACTGTCAGACCCGAAATAACAGTAGAAATACCTTCTGCTACTTTAACCGTAAAAGTCGTTACTGGAGCAATGAATAATAATGGCCGTATTTCTGTTTCGCGGATAGACAGGACCCTTTGTTCTGTCCGTGTAGACATAAAGAAGTTACCGGCAGCATTCAATAGCTTCATAGTAAAAATGTTGCTGCCTGTCTGATTCAGATGCCTCATAGCTCTTTTGCTGATCCCACCGAGTAATACTTTATGTTGCAAGGTTTGTCGGTCACCTGTCTGATTATTGACTTCGATTGTGTATTCTTTGAGATTGCTCGATGTTGATAGGATGATATCGGTTTCTTCACCCGTATAGTGGGTTGGAGATAAAATAGCTGATAAGATCTCATCGATAAAAACAAAGAAATTTCCAGTTTCTCCGGATCCTTCGAAAATGACATTACTTTGATTTCGGATAACGTAATTGACAGGGGATGAAGAAGTGATTTCCAACTTTACCGGATTCCCTGATAAAGCCATCGTGCGGGGTGAAATTGCTGCTGTTAAACTCATAATTCAAACTGTGTTCTTACAATGTTCTCTGAGGTCACTACTACAAAATTCAGGTCGGCCAGGAGAGAAGTTCGTTCAATGCAGGGAGATGACATCAATGAATAAAAGTCTTCCATTGTTTTGTCTCCATTGCCTGGTAGAGACTGAAACTTCAGAAATACTCCGGAGACATTCTTTATTTCAGGAGCTGATTGTATTGTTTCCTTTTTTTCCATATGCAAATGTGTTTGTTTTTAATTGCTGTATAAAGGACAAGATTACATAGTGACTGCTTTGATCCCGGCTTCATATTGAAGTCTGATTGAATCTATCGAATCAGTATTTGCACCTTCAGGATTATCCACATAAAACGAGAACCAGTACTGTAATTCAGCGTCATAAGTATCCAGTATTTCCTTTTTTCCTAGTACTTCTTCTTTAGTTGGAGGCAGATACGAACTGAAATCATCTCCGGAAGGTTGGGTTAGTATCTTTCTGTCTAAGACATTAAATCCTCTGAGATCATATCTTTTTTCAAGTTGACTCTTTACTTGTGCTGCAGTTGCGGCGAAGGCATTATCTGCGTAGGAGACAATTACCCATTTAGTCGTTTGGGGTATCATTTTTACAATACCTTGTTCTTGCTCAAGATCAAATGGTTTTAAAAGTTTTGTGGTACGAAGGTTCACTTCTGCAGGTTTGTTCACTTGATAGGGTACTGTGTGCTTGGCACTCTCAATCATCAGTTTCTGACCAGACAATAAGATTGGCCGGCTGGTATCTATCTGAGTTAGTGCTATCCGATCAAGATTGATTTTACTTTTTAGAGTATGGTTTGCATGTCTTAAGATGGCATCCCATTCTTTAAAGAATTGATTGAAAGCTCCGTCCTCTCCACGAAAGACCAGTGAATATTTGAAAGTGTTCCCGTCGTTATCACGGAAATAATTACCTGCAGGGGTGCGGCAGAGTGAACTACCATAGTAATATCCTAAAGGAACATTCTTTTCATCAGTAGCCATTCCCATCGCAAAACAGAAGCAAAGCGGAGTATCTGTTTTTTGTTCATTGACTTTAGCTCCCCGGAGTGTTGTATTGAGATTCACTGTTCCGGCCATGTATTGCGGAACTAGTAAATTGTTACAGAACGTCATTGGTAGGCATTCATCTGAACTGGATATTTCTTCGTATTCAACGTTGGCCGTTTTCTTATCCCAAGCAAAGAAGTCACTGGATAAGAGAGAAACGTTTTGGGAAGCTATGTTACGCTTGTAGAATCGTCCGGTAGATGCCTGATAACAAATATATGTGTTATCGGGAACATACTCAGGAGGTGTGTTCTCTACTTCTGTGATGATTCCTTTATATTTATCAAGGAATTCTTCGAAAGATTCCGCATCCGTATAAGCTTCGTCAAATGAAGTGCTGGCAGATAATCTTATTTGCTTGGGCTGTTCGTAATTGGGTACAGGATCTGCAGCTTTCAGTTGTGACCAGTCTGCAAATGGGGAGCTGGAGAACGTGTCTTTCAGTAATTTGATTCTTGCTGTTCTATTATCCCCATTCACGAAGATCCTGGCACCAGTTCGACAGAATATTGCTTCTAGAAAATCGTTAATCGTGCAGTCCGGCATTAGGTCTTTATAGTTTATTTGACCTGCGACTGTGGCATCTGCTACATTATTAAGTACTACCATTTTTTTGAGCTGGTAGTCTCTCTCGAATGGATTCTCTATGAGTTCAAAACCATATGCTGAAAATATTAATTGTAGGATTTTTGAAACACGGATAAAAGGAGAAATACCATATCCTGCGGGTAACTTGACATCTGCGACACTGCCTGATATAACCATTTTCTCTGTACGTGCATTTTTCTTCAGCTCATACGCATTACCTATTTTTTGAATCGGATTTATGAATTCCGGGTAAGCGACATCGTCTGCTGAGTCATTCTTTACTTGTATGGGGAAAACATAATAGTCGGCTGGAAGATTATATTTCATAACATTATTAAGATGTTCTGTTAAAGCAGTAATGCCACCTGATGGTTTATATATGGGTAATCCGGGTAACTTTTTTAATGATATATTGTTCCAGGCTTCATACATTAGGCTTTCGTCAAATCCGATGTTGCTGACAATCCCTGATTCTACCGATGCTGATGTTATATTCTGCTTGCCTATGCGACGGTATATTCCATCTGCAATAACAGCCTGGACGTCTTTAGCCGGTGCATTAGCTATATCTAAGCGATTGATATGATCAACTATGGAAAGGTTATGCTTCGTTCCCGGTAACGTAGCAGCTATGGTCTGACTCCCTTTATCTGTATAAATAGGGGAGGTGATTTCAACTTCCATTTCGAAGTCTGTAGGAGTATCGTATATCCCTTTAGGTGTTTTGATGATTAGTGCCATATTATTGATCTCCTCTTGTGAAAGGTTTTTCCGATTTTAGTTTGATCTCTTCCGCATCATTGATATCGGATAAGAGAACGTAGTTTTTCGAAGGCTTGCCTAGTTTGTCCATCACTTGATCCATCTTATCCATTACTTTCTCTAGTTTGGCCTCAAGGTTGTTATTGGGACTTGGCGGAGTGGGTGAGTCTGTAGAGTGGCTGATGGAGTCGTAATTTCCTTCTGCATATTGTGGCACCCTTCCGGATCTTGCATCATTGATTGCTTGAAGTACTACAGGATAGTTGATATGTTTTTGGAGCCGGGACAGATCTTCAGAATTGATAATTAACTCTGATCCGTTTTCTGATATAAGTGAAGTACGTTTGACGATGCCTGTAGGGGCTTCCCCTATATAGGGGATATCGTGATAGCTGCGTCCGTCTTCAGCTCCGATTACGTCATACTTCCCGGCTGCTCTTTGGTTTATTTTATATTCAGCCTGGGGAGTACTTTCTGTGGAGGAACTTCCACTATCTCTTCTTTTTCCGATAAAGCCTTTCAGTGTAGATTTGGCTGTGGCGATACCTGCCGTAATAAGACCCGCAAGTATAGCTCCACTCGCTATTCCCCAAAAGCCCTTGGAACCAATCTCTTTAGCTGTTGCTTTTGCTGCTTCTGCAGTTCCTATTATACCTAGGTTTACAAGTTCGGCATTAATGATTTGGGCTATAACATCAAACATAATGTCAATCATCGTATCTGCGAATCCTTGCATAGCATTTTCCTGCCCGGAAATGATGTTCCCTAGAGCATTACCAAATTCTTCTCCATATTGTTGATAGATACGGAGTCTTTCTTCAAATTCCTGCTTGTCTGTTTTAAGTTTGTTTTTTGAATTTTGCTCATTGGCCTTTTGATCTTTTTGTATGCATTTTACCTTATAATCCAGCAGCTGCTTCTCTACTTGCTTCCGTTGTTCTGCATTTAGTCCTGCAAGAGAAAGCATACGTTCCAGATGCATGATGGTGAGCTGTTCCATCGCATCATTGTATGCAGCCTCGGAATTAAGATTCTCATCCTTCCCGGAAGCATATAACTCCTTTAATTCCTGTTGCTGACGTTCATAGTCTATTTTTTCTTGATCAATCAGCTCTTGGGTATGTTCTTTTTGCATCTTCAGCTTCAGATCATTGATCTGATTTTGGATCTCAATGCCTTCTTTAGATTTTGTACCGGCTATTTTCAAAGAATTCTCTAAGTGTTCCATTTGAAGACATTCTAATTCTTTGTTAAGTTGCTTTTCTGTCTGAAGGGTTTCATCTCCTCCTTCTAGGTACATTGCTTTTAAGAAGGCTTGTTTTTGGGTATATAGTATTTTTTCTCGTTCGAGTCGTTTTTTAAGCGCTTTTTCATCATCATCGTCCTCTTTTGTGGTAGAATTGTTTTTTACAGGCTGAGGTTTCTCTGATTCGATCTTGATGAGTTTTTCTCTGGATTCCTCTATATGTTGGTTTAATGTTTGGATTTCTCGATCTAATGAACGCAGTTTATTTGTTCCTTTGTTTATATATTCATTGAGTACATTATCAGCCCAAGCGTCAGTGGTAAGTCCCAATGATGTTTTGAAACCATTTAGCATATTGGCAGCTCCTGCTTCTACATCAGACCAAAAGCCGTTGTCAGGTCCGTTTTTACCGAGATCATCCTTTCTATCTCTCAGTTCACTAATTTTCTTTTGAGTTTGTTTTATTTCCTCTAGAACAAGAAGACTGTCAACGTATGAATTTACAGCAGCAGTAGCCTGCTCCGTATTTATAGTTTCCAAAGATAAATTGCCAAGGTATTCGGGAGAAATCTCGTTTAGCCTGCGGATAGCTGCTTCTCGTTCAGCTTTGCTCAAGTTCTCGTTACGTGCAACAGATAAGAGATGCTCAACCTCATTACGTTCGTCCTGTATGTTGCTTTTTGAATTATTTCGAATCTCTGTTAGGCTTTTCTCAATACGTTCCGATTCTGTCATTTCCTTATTCATATTGCTTAATGCAGAAATAAGAGTAACAATGACAGCCGCGACTGCCAGGTATGGGTTGCGCAACATGACAGCATACATTTCTTTGAGTGTAGCTATTACTTTCTGATTCCAAAACACTTTGAGCTTTTCTTCTATGATCTGAGCTTTACAGATGAGAACATAGGTTGCTATTGTAGCTGTTAATGGTATCAATATATGTGAATATCGTGCAATGAATTCAATTAAAGAATTGAGTGCCCGTACGAAAAAACTGGTAGCGGTAATGGCATTAGACATGAGGGGAAGCATCTTCTCTCCTAATTGATAAGACACTTCTTTAAAACCATTTTTAGCTTTGTCGAGACGCGCTTGTACTGTATTGTTCTGCACATTAAATTCGTTGATAACCGATGTACCTTCTTTATATGCGGTAGTAGCCCGTTCTTGCTCTTCTCGGATGCTAGCGGTATTGGCAGCTAAAGTATTTAAGACTCCGGCAGCGCGTACACCATCAAGTTTCATGTCTTTAAATAAAGGTGCTAGTTGCTGTAGACCGCCTTTACTTCCTAAGTTTTCTAATAGCTGTAGGAGGGCTTCATTGGCATCTTCCTTAAGTAATTTTGTAAAATCCTTAACATCTTTCCCTGCCATTTTAGCGAATTTGGCTGGTTCCTGGTATACTTTCATGATGACAGTCTGCAGAGCAGTGGAAGCCATTTCTACTTGCTGCATATCTTGATCAAGCACAGAGGCGAATCCCATGATTTGTGTTTGTGAAATTCCGGCTTGTTTTCCAGTTCCGGATACACGTGCAGTAAAGTCTACAAGATATGATTCTGCGGCACTGCTATTCTGAGCTACTTCATTGATGGCACTCCCTGTGGCGAGCATAGCACCGCGTAATCCTAGTGTTTTATCTTCACCAAACATTTGTGCTAGTTTACCAATATTCTTAACTGCATCTTCTCCTAGATCCTCACCCAATGCAACATTGATTTTATCGGCAGCATCTACGAAGTCAAGAATATCCTGCTTTCCTTGTATACCGAGGCGACCTGCATCTTGTGCCAGCTCGTTCAATCGTTCGCGTGGAGTCCGGGTATCTATCTTTTTGAGATCTTCATTCAGATCCTTCACCGCTTCATCTGTCATCCCAGTGTATTTTTTTACTCCAGCCATAGCCTCGGAGATTTGCGCATAGTCATCAACGGAACGTCGTATAGTCATAGATAATCCTGTAACAGAGGCGACAACTCCACCGATAAGGGCCATATATTTATTGACGAAGTTAGCGGCCTGCCCCCAAACGGTTCCCTGGCATCCCACTTCAACGCGCATTGCTGCTTGAGCACGAGTGAGAGCTTCGGTTACCCGTCGATTCTGTTCTAAGGCTACTGAGTGCTGTTGTGTACCAGGTATTGCATCCCGGAGCTGCTTACGAACCTTGGACTGTACAGAGATCAGTTCGTTATAGGTTGCTCCGGAAAGATTGCTCAGAATACGTTCTGTTTCTCTGATACTTTGTTTGTACTTTTCAAGAGTCGTCGTTTTCTTATTAATTTCCTGCTGAAGTTTTCTTGATTGGGTGTTGTAGTTAGCTTCGGATTTATTGAGAGAGGCTAACTTGTTTTCCAATTTTTGGATAGCAGTTTCGACTTGCTTGACTCCTAATGCGGCTTCCGTGCCATCAATGTAGATTTTAATACTACGGTTAAGATCGTTGCTCATAGATTATTTGTTGATATAGATGCGTGTGGCATCAATGATCATTGAATCGAAATAGTTGGTAATGATTGTTTCTAGTTCGGGGATTCGATTACGGACAATGGGATCGAACCATTCGTATGCTTTGCGGTTTCCTGTACCCTGGCTGCCATTCAATGATTCAGGATTGGTATGCCGGACAATCCCGGTACTTACCTCGATCCCGCCGATTCGTTTCAGTTTCGTCCACTTGGATCCAGTTGTTCCTCCATACCCTTTTCCGGCTCCTTTGTGGATGTAGATGCCATGACGGGGAAAAGAAAAACCGAGTTTGTTGATGAGTCCATATTTGTCAGTATACATTCTAGGTCTCAAATCGGTGGCCACACGCATGCTGTGAGATGAAATTGATGCACGTAGTTGGGCAGCGACAGAGTTCATCCATTTCTGTACGTCTTTATTGAATGCGACTAGCCGGTCAGCGTCTTTAGCCATCGTATATCGTTCTATTTCGGATACGGTTTCTATGTGTATGAGCTGTGACGAGCCTTTGCCTGCCAGATTGTTGGCGCGGCGAACAGCGGCATTATAACGTCTGACATCGGAACGCATATCCCGATAATTTTTATAGAATCCCATAGATTAGTCCTCCCAAAAATCAGAGTTGATAAAAAAATCTTCAGGTTCCCGCAGGGAGAAGGTAAGTACCACTCCATAGAAGTTGTCACCTATAGGTCCTATTCCGTTGATACGTGTCGTTCGGCTAATGGAGTATTTCAGAGTTGGATCGTGAAAGAGGCGGTTACGGATTTGCTTGGCAATGACTTTACAGTCTAATGCGGCTTGATTGATTGTTTCCGGACGTGACGAATTTGTGTTGCGTGCGACGATGAATGAATATTCATTACGGTCAGTCAATCCATCTCCATTGTTGTCGGATGATTCGGATTCCATACCATCAACAGCGATAAGGACCATTCCTGTCACATTTGAGAGCTTATCCTCAAATCCGAATAAATCTTCAAACCCAAAGGCGGTGAAGAAGTGAGGATGTTCCGGGGTGTGGGAAATCGGTTTGAGCTTATTGGCTAGAAGCTCGCCATATTCATAATGAGAATATTGTTCCATAACTTTGCAATGTTTTGGTTATGGAGACAAAAATAGCCCGCTGTGGGCGGGCTATAAAGGACAGTTACTTTGCTAGTAAATAGACTAGAAGTAGTAATAACAGGGCTATGAAAAGCCCTTTACTCATTCGATATCGTTCAGGTAATTCATCTGAGGCACTTTTATGACCATTATAGTCCCGATTATATACCGTAATATTTTTCTTGCGTCCTGCAGTGAATGCTAGAGTCAAGGCTATTATTCCGGTTACTATGATGATAAATGCTATCATGGATCTAAGTCTTTATTATTATTGGGTAACAAGGTACGGATTAATCCGGATAATTGCAAGGCTTCATGTCTATTCATAACACCTGGAATTTGAATTGGTTGAAAACATAATATACGGATACTAAGTTCAATATGGCTTGCATACGGGCACGCTTAGCTCGGCGATGGCGACGGCTCATAGACGACCTCCTTTTTTGAACTTATTCCTAAAATCGAACGTGATTATTTTGCCAATAGTTTGTTCTCTTTGAGGTGATGCTATTTTCTTTTTGTAGTTGGTAAGCATCTCAATAACGGTATCGATATGATTCTCTCTGATAGATCCGATAGTCGTGGTTACGGTTCCGGCATAGCTGCCATCCGGTCTGAGAATCATTGATTCGCCTTCTAAGTGGATGTAGCCTGTCTCATTATTAATAACACGACATTGAGATGGTATGATTTTTTCTATGTATTTTATCATGGCTGATCTCCTTTTCCGTTAAAAGTGATATTAACTGTACCTCCATTGGCGTAGATTACAATACCTCTGTGTGATTTGTTCACTCGGAGTTGTTCATTGCCTTCTGCTACTTCTAAGCAGATATTGGAAAGAGCTCTTTGAAGCTTCTCTACGGATATGTAGCGTCCGTTGTCGCTTTGTTTTTTGTGTTTCATACGATGGGTTTTTGACGTTTTAGTCGAGAATCCGCTCGACTAGCGGAAGTACAAGAACGGCTGCACTTTCCCGTTTCGTCAAAAACCCACCGTAGTTCACTCCGAAGAGACTGAGACTAAAGTAATAGGAAAGGCAGCCGTATTTGTTTATAAATAAACTTCGACTATTTTGTATGTGAGTTTACTAATAGCATAGTGCCAATAGCAAACTTATGGGCATAAAAATAGCCCAATTTCATATTGAGCATTATCCGTTGCTCTTCGTTCGTGATACCTCACGATGGGTTTTGACTCTGCAAATATGAGGATTATATTTGAGAGTGCAAAAAGAAATTCAAAAAATAATCATTCCTCCGGGTTTAGTTTTTTCTTGATGTTGTCCGGTAGGTCATTCATCATCCTTATCATTCTATCTTGATATTCCTTTTCTGTCTTTGTTGGGTGGCATAAAATAAATAAGAAGCCAATTAGAGGACTAAAGATTAAAGCAACTAAGGATGCCCATCCAGTGCTTACTACTCGTTTATCAGCTGCATGAGCTACTGGAATCAGTGAAATGAGGTTCACTAGTGCGTAAATAAAGATAAGATTTCCCATGATTGTATAATATTGGTTTTAATATTAAAGATTAGTAATTGGAGAATGTAGCAAATTTCCCATTTTGACTCCACATGGACAAATCCCCATTTTTTTCCACTATACAATATTCATTATGTTCGTTATTAATAGCTTCATATCTTTTGAGCCCTTTATGGTTTAATAGGCGAGCTTCTTCTATATCAGAAGAACCATCCCCGAATGAATCTTTGATGAAATACTTTTTGGTTTTTAGGTTTTTAAATATAGTTATAATATGCTTATCACTTCCAGGACGATTATCTAACCATCTTCCTATCTGTTGTATATCGCTATTGTTTTTCGGCGACTTAAGTATCTTCAATTGTTTTTTAAGATTTGCATTTTCGGAAGATAAAAGTTCATTTTGATGTTGTAATGAAGATACTTGGTCTTTCAGACTTGCAATTTCGGTCGAAGATTTCTTACAGGCTGCTAATGACAAAAGCATCATTGATAATAAAAAAAGTTTTTTCATTTGTGTGGTTTTAATTTGTTACAGGGGACAAAGATAAGGGTAATAAAATTGAATGTACTAAAATAATGTTGTATTTTAGCTCAAAAATAGAGTTAGATATGGATCAGGAGCAAGAAATAAATAATCTTAAGCGTAAACTATTAGATCTTTCGTATGACTATTATAAGTTTCGCGTGTCTCTTTATTATAAAGTAATCTTTATTTTATTATTCCTTTTACTAGGTCTGATAGTAGGATTCCTGTTATAAAAGATAAGATACTTAATAGTGTTGTTATTACAATGCTGATCGTCTTTAGCCTTAAATATCTGGATTTCATGATTTCACTTTCGCGCTGTAACTTTATAGCTTTTTGTTGGTTTGCAATATATGCTTGATAACTTCCAAAAGTTTGGATGGCTTCATATCCTTTCGGGGTGATTTCAACTAATGAATGTACTTCGTCCGGTTCTTCTTCAGTGATTAATCCTTCCATGACTAATTGTTTCCGGTAGCTAATAAGTTGCTCAGGAAATAATTTAGTTTGTAGTTCATCCATGATGTCATGTTGGATGCGTTTTTTGCGAGGATCACGCTACAGGTTACTTAATATAATACCTTTAAAATGGGTTTCTAATGGTTCCATAAATATATAAAAACGAATTCCTTATGTCGTGTGCCAACTGGAACCACCCAGCCACCCGATTTTACGGGTGCACGACATAAGGAATTCGCGAGTTAGTTTGTTTTGGCAGTTGCTAAAGTACATTCTTTTTGGGAATCTACAAACAAAAGTAGAGTTTTTTGCTCTGCTTATTTATATTAAAAGGTATATGCTAATCTTCTTCCGGTCCGTTTAGGAATGTCCTAAGTGATTTTACGGCTTTAAGTTTGTAGTCGGGAGCTACAAATTCAAGGCAGAGGTCTGTTGCAAAACTAACTCCAGCTCCGATAAATAAACTTTTAGTTTTGAGAATGACCTTTAAACTTGAAGATTTTCTAATAGATTAATCTTAGCGATCATGGCTTCTAAGGGAGGAGTCATTTGTTTTGATTCAGCCCATTTTATAACTTCGACTAATTTCTCCTCATTGATAAAATTAACTTTGAAAACGAGTCTTGTATTTTCATTATCCTTGGATAATAGAGGCTCTTCATCTTTTTTTCTTAAATTATTTGCATAACCACTTAATAGTAGTGCTGTTGTAAAATAAAAAGACCCATTTGTTATGTGGTCTATAGTGTTAAGGTCGAATATTTGTTGGGGGAAAATTATTTCAATTTGATTTATAAGTTCCTGTATTGTATATTCTTTGTGGGCAATCTTTTCATAGCAATCGGATTCACAGATCCGGAGATAGGTTAGTAAGCATAATAAATCAGCATGTATATTATGTATGTCACTAAACATATTTATGGATAAGCGGAGATTGGTGAAAATCTTTTCAATTTGTCTTAGGGTTAATCTCTTATATTTGAAAATGGTTGCAGCTGTTATTAATAAATCACCAATAGCACTTGAATCTTGATAATACGTTTCGTTTTGTGTATGAGAAAAAATAGGTCTAAAATCGTAATAATCAAATAAATATTTGCAAAAAACATCCACATCGGGGTCGGGTAAGGTATATTCTATATCTATAAATCTTTTCAAATATTCATCGGCTTTTATTAAATCACTTCCATAATATCCACGTATAGAATTACTTAATTGTTCTTTATCTATGGATAAGACAAATACGATATTAGGTATGTTGAAAAGATGCTTAATCCTTTCTAGGACTTTTACTGCATAATATGGATTACATCGATCAAGTTCATCTATAATGAATATCAATGGTTTCTTTTCACTGATTTCATCAACAAACTTTTCAAGTAGTTCACGAAATTCCTTTAGGCTATATTTTTGACTCTCGTAGTTCTCTATTGCTTTTTTTAACATCGAAGAACCCTCTTTCGCAAAGTCTGCAACAACATTAGTTACATCTTCACCAGTATAGTGCTTTATTACTCCTTTGACCATTGCTGGTCCTCCGTATAATACAATTTTTCCTCCTGCCTTTATAATTGATGATAGTAAATCTTTTGATTTTTGTTGTTTGCTCATTTTTTTAAGTTCACCAAGCAATCCAATGAGTGGATCTGAGATGAAATCATTTTCCCAAGCATTAAAATACAATGTGTGGAAATTATCTAATTCTAGATATGCTTTCCACATTTCTACAAATGTAGTTTTACCTGTTCCCCATCTACCATTTATAGCCAAGACGAAACCTTTTTGATATGTAGTGATGATTGTTTTAAGTATTTCTGCATATTTCTCCCGATCCAATTTACAATTCCAAAAAGGTTGGTCAGCCGGGATTTCTAATTTTTCAAGTTTACAGTTCATAGTACGTGTTTTTAATTTGTTACAAGTGCAAAGATAAGAGGAATAAAATTGAATGTACTAAAATAATGTTGTATTTTAGCTCAAAATATTGTACCATGAACTGTATTCTTAGATACTTCAAAAGTAAAAGGGAGCGGAAATCACGCGAACGCTGCCTGAAATATGCCTTAGAGACAATAGGAGACTCCAAGGCATGTATCTATATGCATTGCGCTATTATGAGTATATGGCCACAGATAAAGTCAATTATAAGGCCTCTTGTGAGGAAGCATTACGGGAATGGTGAACTGTATCCGATTGGTGGATATATTCTGATTATCACTTTTAGAAGAAGCTCCCATCCCTATGATACTTGACATGATGCCTATTTTACCTTCTTTGCCATCTGTCTCCGTGACAGATAGACTTAGATCAAAATCTATATCTGTAACGTTGGCACCGATTTGACCAATCATACTACGATTGGGAGATTTTGCATATAAAGGATTGACAACGGCTTTTCCTTCTTCAAACTCTTCATTCAGCTCTTCTACCGATTCTTTTATTTGAGTAATTGTCGATTTGATAAAATCTTTAAGTTCCATATTGAACGGGCGAATCCCTTATCATCGCGCGCCAAAAGGTTATATAAGGACCTTAATCCGATTTTACGGATTACACAATGAAAAGGGATTCATATTTTTATATAATTATTTGGCGACGGCTAAAGTACAAAAGTTTCTTTGTTGCTCCAAAAGAAAAATGTATTTTAGCTCAAAAAATATATAGATCATGGAAAGACTCACTGCAGAACAATTAAAAGTAATCGATTTATCGCTTATAGAATGGTATTATGAACAGGCTATGGTTCGCCATAATGATCTTGTCCGTGTAGAATCTCTTATAACTGAAAGAGGATATACTTTGTTTGCTATCTATTTTGGCATTTTAACAGCTGCAATAGGATATATTCTCACGCATTTGAGTGTAAATGATGATGCTGCTTTGACTTCCGGATGTTTGTCTATTGTTGTTTTTACACTTATTTCCATCGGTTACATTTATCACGTCATCAAGCCACATACTGTTTTCGCGCCTGGGAAAGAACCTGATAAATTCACTATACCGCAATATATAGCTTATTTTAAAGGGAAAGATAAAGATACTGATCAAAAGAAGCAGGTTGTCAGCGATGAATTAGTTGAACTTCAAAAGAAAATAACGAAGCAGGAAGAAATGAATAAAAAAAGAGTCAAACATACTAAACGCTCTCTTGCATTTCTGATATTCGGCTCTTTTATGGCTGTCGTTTCTTTTTTAATAGCATTTGCTATTTATTGACTAAGTCGCTTGTATCCAAACCATTGGTTTCTATCGGAGTGTCACTCGTAATATCCGGTAATGGTGCGGATTCATCTGAACTACTTCCACTACCATAGTAAGGATCACTTGAACTGTCTTCTGAAGACAAATCTACATTGAAGTTGGTATATATCATAGTAATATGGCGAATCCCTCACTATAGTGCGCCCACCGGTGTTATTAGCCGGAATCAGCTGTCTGATTACACTATGGTAAGGGATTCATGTTTTAATAACGATATTGGGCAGGTGCTAAAGTACAATCTTTTTCAGATTCGGCAAAAAGTAAGCGGAGTTTTTTGCTCCGCTTACAAATGAAAGTTAGAAGTTGGCTACTTCGTAATATTTAAAGAAGTAATACAGTGCTACCTTGTGCCATTTCGTTAGTTCTTTGTCTCCGGACAGGAGTGAGGATACAGTGCATTTGTCAATGCCTGTATAGTTGCTTAGATGTTTGCTTTTTAATCCTAAGCGTTCCATCCGTCTTTTGATCCAGTCAATGGTGATTCCGTCGATATCTTTGCGATCGAAGTTCACAGCTGACACAGTGAGCTTCCAGTCGTCCGGGATCTCTCCCTTAAACATGTCACGGATACGTTCAGTCAGTTCCTTTTTGGAGAGGAACTTGTCATTTACTAGGTCTTTTTGTTCAGCGCGAACAATTAAGCGACCTTCATTATAGGATACAACCTCAATAGAGATGTGCCCCATGCGCTGATACTGCCTTGCGAACTCGTCGATCCGCTTTTTACTCTCGGCAGGGAGAGGTAGTAATTCAAGATTCTTCATAATTCATCAATTTACGTTTTGATAATCGGGTATTTAATAATGCAATATACTTTGTAATGGAGGGGCTTTCGCCCCTCCGGATCACAATTTGATGAGTCTCATTTGCCCAATGTCGAAAATAGCGATCTGCCCATTTTCACGTCCGAATTGCTTGGCTTCTTCGAGATTAGTGAAAATCCGGATGGAATCGAAGTAGAACATTCCGTTTTCTTCGTTGAACCATCCACCGACTTTCTTTTCGTGCATTAAAGCGTGGTTAAGAACTCTTTTCAGTCCTTCTTCTCCAAAACTGTCTTGGGTTTCGAGATAGGCAACTGAAATGCCTTTTGTGACCTTTTTTAAGGTTGTGAGGTCAACCGTGAATCCATCGGGATTCGCTTCTGCTATCGCTTGGATAGCCTTGAACAATTGTTCCATAATATAAAAGAACTTATGCGGACGTCACCCGCGTTTCTTATGACTCTACAAAGATAGATAAAAGTTTGTTAGTAACAAACAAAATCGAATAAAAAGTTTGCTAGTAACAAACTTTTCTATCTATTCCTCAAGTTCTCTTCTGTTTCTTCCTTGCGCCTGATGGATTCATCCATCGAGTACAGCGCATCGAGCAACAAACCTTTCCGAATCTCCGGCTTCTTGGTCATGTCAGACTGTGCCAGGGAATCAAGTAGTCGCAGCTGGGCATCGAATATACGCCCGTTATTTTTTCCTTCTCCTGAAAATATTCGTGGATAGGCTGCGCTCATGCAGGAGAGGCTTCCAAGAATGTACCAGTACATGATCATCTTCCTGTCGTCGGGAAGACGTTTCAGAATAGCTGCATCCTTGTCCAGACGATTGATATCAAATTCGTTCCCACGATGCCATAGGCAGGCTAGGAGATGGTTGATCTTTTGAGGATCCAGCTGCATCGCATCCAAATAGGTTTGCATATACATGAATTGCTCAAAGGTGATATCGAACAGCTGATCTTCCGGCCCGATGAATTTCCGGCACTGGAAGCGGAGTGTCGGGTAAGGATTGACTGTCAGTTCCGGATTAATGAGATATATCCTCTGTGAAGTGATACGGTTTTCTTCCTCACGCATCAGGAAGTGAAATAGATCAGAGAGCAGACTGATTTCTTCGGGATGAAGGAGGTACCGACGGCTGCGGATCCGGAAGCGGACTGTTTCACTTTCCTGCCCAATTTTGATACGGACATATTCTTTGAAAATTTTCTTGTGCCGGCATACGTGAGCTTTCAGGCAATAGAGCATCATGTAGATCTTAACTTGTTCTACCGGTATATTCGATTTAGTGAGTTTAACCAGGTATAGGAGCTGCTTCGGGGTGAGTTCGTCCCAGCTTCCAGGAAGTGTGTATGTATCGTCATTGATTTGTATCGTATGCATAGTATTATGATATTGAAGTGAATAGCTTCTTTTTCTTGGAGTTAAAGTCAATAGCCTGGGATCTTGTTTCAATGCCTAGTTCTTCTGCATTTTCGACCAGATAAGTGTGTATTTTCCCGGCATAGTAGGTTGCCTGACTAGCAAAGAAATTACCGTTTGCGTCCGGATCCTGATAAATCGGGCGGATGGCAGGTGAATATTCTATTGCTTTGCTGGCGACACGTTGCTCGGTTGTCTTTTGTGAGGTATAGAGCTCTGCCGTCTTATTTGCCAGGAAACGAATGATATGATCAACAAGAATCTGCTGCTTGGGCGTCAGCGTATCTTTAGAGTATGCTTCCTTTAAATCCGCATATACATTGTCCGGTATCATTTCACGGATATTTCGTTCCTGAAGCTGGCGGATTGTGGGGTACATGATACGATAAGACAGGGTGGAGTAACCGATGTCTACCATGCCAAGATCCTGAAAATCGTGTGCATTCCGGATAAAGCAGAAAGGGGAAATATGTTCTGTTACGTACTCCGGAAAATCTTCCTTATTTTCTTCCAGGTAGGTTATAAGCCGGTCAAGAGCTTGCATTCCCCGGAAGCACAGGTTCTCCTTTGCCGCCGCTATTTTTGAATCACTGGCCGGAGAACGTTGTCCTTGTACATTACTGACCGTGATACCGGTATCCCCGAACATGACTCCGAGTTCATTCGTCGCAAGCATTAAGGTCAGCGGGCCAAGCGCACGCAATAATTTGCTATATATCTCAGATCCTTGGTCTGTCAGAGCTTGTTTAATGACGGATTGCCCTACATAGGGTTTAACATAGATATCAAGAGCATCCTCAATATACGGTTCAATAGATTCATAAGGCAATGACGAATTGATCTTGACTACCTTCTTTAAGGTCTCAATATCGGGAATTAATGCGTTCATTTTTCTTCAGTTTCTGGAGTTAGACCTGTGTTTTTTGTAGCTCCCGTTCCCTGATCAAGGGTGGTGAGCTGGCAGTTGGTTACAGAGAAATAGATGTCCGAAGGCCATTGATTGACTGCCTTGGCAAAGTACAGAGGTTCAAGGGTTGCGTCCTGATACATCTTCATGAGGGCTTGCTCGATGGTGAACAGTTCGCGTGCTTCAGTTCCATTAATGCTTTTGCCTTTACCGGGTGCGGATCCGATGATGGAAGGATGTACTCCCATTCCATAACACATCATGTTGCTTACTTCCTCGCTATCCTCAATATATTCGCCACCTTTGAAGAACGATTCAAGAGGAGTAATGATGATATCTTTATCCTCGAAGCCTTTTACTCTGTCATACCTGAAATGTGAAACAAAGCCTTTTCCGGCATTTTCCTCGCCGGCAAGGAAATCGTTCATGTCATCAAGAAACTTTTGCCTGCGGGCAGTTTTTTCATCATCTTTGACGACCTTTTCGTCTGCAAATAGCTTCTCCCAAAATGTATCCTTGATATATACGATATACCTGAGAGCCATCTGATTTTTAATCAGAGATTTCTTGAAGATGGGAATAGCACAGGAGAAGTCATACCATCCTGAAGCAAATACGCTCCACCAGTACGGGCGACTATAATAAAAGCGTCCTGGCGTCGAAATACGCAGATTGTGAATGAATCTGCGATCTTTTCCGATGACGAGGTTTCCTTCATCATCAGGAGCAAGTCCCATCCTCTTCTTAAGATCCAACAAAGGAGTCTGGCGATCGAGCAGGGGAGTGGCGACAAGATCTTCAGGGGTACCTTTCTTCCATTCCGCTGAATATCCATGCCATTCACTTTTACCGGTCTTCTCGTCAATCTCGCTAATACGTGAGCAGGTTGCCTCTTTTGCTTTGATCTGTACGAGTTTGGGCGATTTCGGATCATTGCTGAGTATGTACTCTAAATAAGCATCGTAGAAGATGACAAGATCATTAGCGAGTTCGACACGGATGAAGTTGAAGTTATTGTTCTCAAGGAACTCAAAGATTTCGGGTTCTTCTTCCGGAAGCACTTCCTCTTTGATGATTTTGCGGGTTTTTCCGTCGCGTTTCTTCCTGTAGACGAGGATGCTGTCCCCAAACACGACTTTATTCTTAAATTCAACATTACTGCCAATGGTGACATTGGTGCCGATTTTACGCATAATGTCGTACATCATGTCGTTATTCCTTCCGCGTGGAATGAACTTGATCGGATCCTTTTTTCCCTTAGGGACGACTTCAACGGCTGATGCCTCCTTGTCAGTCACAATGTCGCTGTTATCGCTGAATTGGATAACTTTCTCACCTCCTTTCAGGACTGCATAGGTTTCGTACCCTTTCATAACTAGGTTAGGTTGTTGCTTTGATTCCATATTAAAAATATACTTTGAGATGATTAAACTGGGTGATAAGGCAGCGTCGGATCTTGCGTGGTGTGGCTTCACCGGCTTGCAGTACATTGATTGTACTACCGCTGCTATGAAATGAAGTGAGTACAGCACGTTCATAAGTGATTAGTTCCCCGGTACTCTTCTTGCAGAACTGGATGGAAAACTCTATAGGCTTTCCATCCGCATATCGTTCCATCAGCTTCCATATTTTACTTTGATGGATCCTTTTGCTTGAATCTTGCATGGATGATTAATGTTAAGATGATAAGAATAATAGGGATTCCGATGATCAGGCCATACTGGATCCCGTTGTCTATTCCGGCAGCTACAGAACTGCCGGCATCTTTGTGGGAGGCTGACTGTTTGCTTTGCTGAAGCGTGAGATCATTCTTCGTTTCTTGACTCTCAGATACGTGTATAGTGTCATCTTCCTGTAGCAAGGTCTTGACTGTCTTTTCGTTCCCTTCAATCTCGATATTCGATATCGGGGATAAGCCGGTCTCCGGATCTGCCGGCTTGGATGTGTCGAAGTTAACTTTGACTTTCCAGCCTTTGCCCGCTTCTTCTTGATTAAGTTTGAATCGGGAGCAGGCATCTTCAGTTCTGATGCGTAGAGCTGAGTCTGAGATAGAAAGACGGGTTTGCTCTTGAGTGCTACTATCGTTTTGATAAGTAGCACGGCAACCACAAAAAGAACAAGCGCATGCAAGGCTGGCAGTACAAATAAGAATGTGTGCATAGTGTTTCATTGTTTTCGATTGTTACACGATAGGTTTATACATTTGAATCGTTTGAGATCAGCTATTTCTTTTTCGTTATCCGCTATCTTTTTATCCTGCGATTGCTGATTGCTTTCCAGCTTTTCAATGCGGATTGTCCATCTCGTTTCGCTTTCCACTTTATCTTTTTTCATTGCTTCCTTATCAGCTCGCAGGTCTGCTATGAGTTCCTGATATACGTCCTGTACAGAGCTTAGGGCTTTAGCTTCTGCCTGCTTTTTAGTGTATTTGAGGGTGACGAATCCTGTGATGGTTGATAGGAAGCTACCACCAAGTATGAATGCGAGTAATTGTTGTTTAAGGATAGGGTCCATGTCTTGTTTTTCAGCAAAGGTATCGGGTATGCAGTAGGTCGTAAAGGACATGGCAGAGGCCCAAAAACGATAAGATGAAATTTGTTTACAAGCAACGAAGCCCAGCATATAAGGGGTGAAAAAAAACTTTAGATCTAAACTTTTTCTCAGGGCGGTGCGTGGTCGGCTGGGAGAAAAAAGAGAAAATATTCCCTCTTTTTCCTCCCCTTTTATTGGTTATCAGCTCTTTGTCTTTTTTTCTATGAGAATTGACTGAGATAATAAAAAGCACAGGTATATGGCTACCTGTGCTTTTTATTGATGGAACTAATGTTTATTCTGATAATAGAATATTGGTTAGTTTTTGAAGATTTGTTGCTGCATGTTATTTTTCATCCTTTTAGACTTTGAATTGGCTAAATATTAATATACAGATACTAAGTTCAATATGGCTTATATGCGACCTCATTTAGCCCGACGATGACGACAGTTCATGAGCGACTTTTGATCTTATTCCTAAAATCGAACGTGATTATTTTGCCAATAGTTTGCCTTCTTTGGGACGATGCTATCTTCTTTTTGTAGTTGCTAAGCATCTCAATAACGGTATCAATATGATTCTCTCTGATAGATCCGATAGTCGTGGTTACGGTTCCGGCATAACTGCCATCTGGTTTGAGAATCATTGCTTCGCCTTCTAAGTGGATGTAACCTGTTTTATCATTAATAACGTGACATTGAGATGGTATGATCTTTTCTATGTATTTTATCATGGTTTACCTCCTTTCTCATTGAATGTAATATTGATTATGCCACCATTGGTATGGATTACAATGCCCCTGTGTGATTTGTTCACTCGGAGTTGTTCATTACCTTCTGCTACTTCTAGGCAGATGTTGGAGAGAGCTTTCTGAAGCTTTTCTACGGATATGTAGCGTCCGCTGGCGCTTTGGTTTTTCTTTTTCATTTTGGAAGACAATTTAAAATGAAACAATATGCTAATTAATTAAAAGAGAGGGAATAAAAAAAGTTCCGCTCCCCGTTGTCTTCCACCTGATTCAGGCAGTGGGCGCATTAACGCTCCACACGGGACGGAACTATATCTTATACTATGGACATAAAAAATGCCCGCAGCAATTATGGCGAGCCTACTCGCCTGAACCAAATGGAAGACACTGCAAAGATGGTGATTCTTTTTGAATAGACAAAATAAATGTGGAGTTTTTAGTCTGAAAATAAGCTTTAAAAATGGTGTCACTATGCTATTGGTATACTTACTCTATCTTATGAATATAGTGACACTATATGACTGGTATAGCGTCACTGTATTTATTACGCTTTTTATTGTGTAATGTAGGATATAAAAAAGGCTTCCTACTTGTGGAAGCCTTCTAACTTATCAAAGTAATAGCAAAGCTATTGATGAAGTTTTTATCTTACTCTATTAAAAGTATTATATACTTAATGTAGGCTCAAAATCTTCTGCTGTTAAATATTTGAATGATTGCGGAGCTACAAAAGAGGAAAATAAATCAAAAGGATTAATTGGGTTTTCATAGAGCTTAGGAGATGAAATCTTCAATGCATATCCTTTTTTGCGTCCTTCAAAATATTGATCGAAGAATTTTTTTGTAATACCAGAGTCATTTTGGGTTTGTTCCCATAATTCTTTCGGTTCTTGCTCTATGATTTTTTCAACAGTAAACTCTCCCACAATCATTCCTTCTGGCTTTGTGGAATATACTACAACTTTATCTACATTCTTTGTAAATATAGTTTTTCTATATTCAAATTTTTTGTTACCTGCAAATATTTCGCGAACAAACTCGGGCTTAATCGATAATAATACTTTCATTTATTTTACCTCTTGATATTATATTGTTAAACTGCTCATCTGTTAATTGGAAGAACCCCCAATAGTCAGCACTTAATCCGACTTGCTCAATCAGTTCATTTCTGGTAATTCTTCTATCAAATGCAGCATTATAAGTCATTTTAATAACAACCATATTATATGTAGTATACCACTCCTTTAACTTATCTTCGTCAAAGATACTATATAAGTTAGCATATTGAAGAAATTCCTCAAGAGTAGCGAAGTCTTTTGCCTTTCTTACTTCTTCAACAACGCATATTGAAGAAGCTACACTCCTGTATTTTGCTGGACCTGCGCCATCAGATGTGCGGTATATTACTAATATATCTCCTTTTTTAAGTTTATCCAGTCCATTCATACTGGATAAATATATTTTGTGGATACTATTTGTATGTGCAACATCCCTAACAAGAAACTCTTTATTTCTTTCTTCGGTATTTAATATAGAGTCAGGGAATAGGGGAGTATGAAATTCAGGCTTCACAGCTAATATGAATTTTTGTGTATCCTTTGTGTGAATAAAGGGGTAGTCTAATAACATATCTCCTGTAAAATCTGTCATAGATTTAATAAAAACAAGCTCGGGAGTATCCCCTTCTCCTTTTGTTCCATATTCAGTAAAACCATATCTTCGTAAAATTTTGATTAATCCTTGATGCTTTTCGAAGATAGTCACATATATTTCGGTAACTCCCATATATAGAGCTGCTGCAACAATCTTTTTTATGAAATGCTCGCCTAACTTTGTATTATGTGCATCTATCTTGAATGTTCCTACTTTTAATCTACTCGCAGCAGGCATTGGAGGATTTATATCATTTAATTCCTCTGTTTCATGCTTCATATATAGGAAGCCTTGAAGTTTTCCATCTTGATCTTTTTGGACAAAAGCTTTGGTATCACTTTTAGTCTTTTTGGTGTACCATTCAGTGAATTCAGGATAATCTTCTTTAAGCGAATCAAAAAAGGGGTCGGATAAGTCTATATCACCAAATTTATGTTGTTTCATAATAGGATCTCCTTACATAACTCTTTTAGTAATAATAGGCCCATGATTTTCTTATTGTAGTATTCAGCTTTGTGAATAACATTAAAACCAAAAGAGTCGTTAATAATATTTAGGGCGCAACAAAGGTTGGAATAATATTTGGGAAAAGCAAAAGAAAGTAATAATAAAACACACCTTTTTTATTTATTATTCAGGAAGAATACGCCACTAGAGTTTGATCCAGGTGCCGTGAAATAGAAGTTCATGCCTAACCACAGCGTGTCAAATGCATCAGTTATGTGCGTCTTATATTCATCCGGATTATCAGGAGTGTCATCGCTCCCTTCAGGCGTTTTATCCTTTTCAAATCCATTCTTTCCTTGCTTGATGCCAGTCTGTTCCATTGCGACCTTCAGAAATTCATTTTGATGCAAGTTTATTTGGATCCACAGAAATTGCGGATCTCCTTTCAGAGTCAAGTCTATATTCAGATGCTTCCACTCATGTTTCGGGGCTTGACCGACATAGACCATCGTCACGTTGTATCCATTCTCTTTGAATACCCGTTCAATGATGTCGGCATAAGTTTCTGTAGTGGATCCTGATTCCCAGGTGAACGTATGATCATAGTAGACTACTATATCGTGATTAAGTTTCGGACGGTAGTAGTCGGCTATCATCTTGACAAGATCTTGTAGCTTCCCTGGTGTTTTGACATAAAATGACTTGAGAATGCGCATCGTGTGTTCATTCAGTTGGCCTACGACAGCAGTGGAGATGGATGCATTTGAGTCGAATGCCAGGTGCAGTTCCTGATCGAAGTCAAGATCTCCGTCTCCCAAACAGCCGCAGGAGGTCAGTTTTCCCCAGTTGCACCCAAGATTCCGGAGGCGTCCATTGTCTTTCGGGATATAGAAGTGAATATTATCATCCAACGCAGAATAGAAGCCGTTTGGTACACGGAACAGGCGTTCGTTCATGAAAGCGGTACGCCAAATTAGCGGTGGTGAGTTACGATACATCTGCCAGATGAAATCTTCTCCCAGCACTTCAAGGTTGTCGAATACGTCGTATTCACCATAGAAAACGGTATATTCTTTAGTTTTCCCCGGCTGCGGTTTGATTGGAGGCTGATATTTCCTCGCTAGATCCAGGTCAAATTGATATTCTTTGATCTGACGCATCACATGATCCGTGAGTGGCTTGCGTTTGTACTCCTGCAGTTTGAGATATAAGTTTCTGATCAGGTTGATGTGAGGTGGGGACATTTCATCCATCTTGTCCAGGATCCATTTTCCCATTGATGCGGTCGGCATATCTGTGGAATAGCTTACGCTGTGATGGTGCGGGCATTCACCGAAGTATTGCCGGTTGCCTCGGTTGGCAGGATCCACCTCACTTTTAATCTTCTCATAGTTGAGAAACTTAGCTTCAGGGCCTATCACCCAATCCAGCGACATGGAGTTGGCAGACATTCCCTGGTTGAATGACAGGATCACCATGACCGTACCATTCCAAAAGTGGAATGCATTGCTCCAGCCTTCACCCAGGACAGGACGGACAGGTTTGGCGAATCCCATGCTTGCCGGTGCTTTATGACCAACGACATAGTGAATGCCTTGAATGTATCCCCATTCAGCCAAAGCCTTGCAGATTGCCGGGAGAGTATTTCCCCATGCCTTAGCGTATGACGGAGAGATGAGACCACCCAAAGATCCCGGCATTTCCCATACATTCCGAAGGATAATTCGGGCATCAATACCTTCGGATTTTCCGGTACCACGTGATGCGACTATATACTCGTCATGTGCGTTGATGGCCATCGCCTGGCGCTGCATCTTATTGAAGAATTTGTCAACGACTTCATATTGCTTTCTGCGACGTTCACGGGCAGATAAGATAGGAGAGAGGTGGGTACTCATTCTTCTTCCTCCTCTTCGATGGGACGAATGTCCACCGCTTTTTTGCTCAACATACCTTTGAATCTGCTTCGCATTTCTGACCTGGTTCCTTCAAGGTCTTCAATAGGTTCCAGACCTTCCAGAAGGGTAACATCATCTGAAGGCTCAAATGATGGAGGAACGAGCTGGGAGTAGTCGAATTTCTCATCTTCTTTGTCCGAGCGAGTGTATTTACCTATCTTGTCCAACGCTGCAGCTGCTCCCTTGGCATCTTCTTTGTCTATGGCCATATTGAATGCTTTTTTCCCACCTTCTACAATCATATACCGATACCAGGCTTTTGCGGCCAGTTGAATGTTACCAACTAATCTGTTGATCATGCCGATGTCCCGGTATGCTTGTGATTGTGATACGGCATCTGTGTTACCTCCGCATCCATTCATCAGGAAGTTGACAAGTTCGGTGTCTTGGATCAGAGGATCTTCCATTTTTTTGCTGACACATAGCATCATTCGTTTTTTGATTTCCATTTCCCGTTGGGACAGGATGCTTGATGCATCCTCTTTGTCCTTGAACAAGGCACGTTCTATCCGGTCGTATGTAGGATCTTTCTTAGGCATAACTATAGTGGTTTGTTGTATTCAAACGAAAGCGAGGGCAACACTAGATGTATGGCCCTCGCTTGTGCATGAACTGTTCATAGATCCAGGGGCAATGCCTCTGATGTTATTCCTTACTTGCGCTCTGTTGCACCGCAATTTCCTTTTCCAGTGCTGCCAGTTCTTCTTGGTAGCCGGCAACACGATCTAAGGCATTTTGCATAACAGTCTTTTTACCTTGAGATTCGGCGCGGTTAGCAGCAGATTGGCTGTTAGTAATGTTTTGTTTCAGACGTTTAATCTGACGGGCGATCTCAATACCGCGTACTACGCCATTATCACTGTATACCGGTCGTTTCTCTTTAAGGTTCAGTTCTCCTTTTCCTTCTGCCCAAGCGTCGATCTGTTTCCAAAGCCGGCGGCGTTCGTCATCGAGTTTACAGAGATCTTCGGCTATAGGCTGCCGTTCTTCTGCCGGGATCTCCGAATTAGCTACATCGTTATGCAGGCTTGCATATAGAGGTGCGATTTCTTTGATACGGGCATAAGCCTTGCGAATAGACGGGCTGAGTGATTCTTCTGTGATGATCTTGACGCCTGGTGTGTTCAGAGCGTTCACTTCGTTCTGTAAGGTAGATAGTTCTGACATCTTCTCGTCAAATTGTTCCTGAAGGGAAACAAGTTCATCAGCGTGACTTTCACTGTCGTCCTCCAAACTATCAATTCGTGATCGAAGGTTATTGACCAACTCCTCCAAGGAGGCGATATTCGCTTGCTTGGATTCGATCGTTTTTTTTCGATCATTCTCGCTCATGGTCTTTACTACAACAATTTCTTCCATTGCGGCAGGATATAAGGAAGGGGAGAATTTAATCTCCTTGTCGAGTTTGGACAAGCAATTAACGAGTTGGGTGAAATGCGGATCAAAGATGTGGGGATCTTCCGGAGCTGCTGCCAGGTAAGCAGCAAATTTCTTTTTCATAGCTTCCTTTGCGAGAGCATTGAAAAGAACCAGGCCGTCAGCATATTTGCGCTGACGGTCTCCTAACCATTGGCTGAGTTGTTCTTGTCTGATCATGATTCTGGCGCGGGAGCTGGTTTAAATCCGCCTGTCACTTCCATATCTATGGGAGTTTCAAGGAAGATCGCAGAGTAATTGGAGTCGGCGGTAGCCGTATAGGTGGTACCGCGACGGTCACCTCTTGCTTTACCTCCATTGAAGGAAGGAGCGGTAGAAGCGTATAATCCCGGTTGTCCCATGATCATTTGTTTACCGTCCGAATCCTCAAAGATGTAATAGCCTGCTGTGTTTTTTACCAATGCATTGAACGCATGCATTTCAGGGGTATTACCAGGGAAGAAGAAACTTAGCGTCTGTTTATAGCTGATCCCGTCAGCTTCTCCCTGCTGCTCCGCTTTATATTCGACTGTTGCATCTGTACTATATAGATAAATAGGTTGCTTATACGTCCCTTCTGCAGGAAAAGCAAATGTACCGGCTGCCGTCACTAACGCCTCGTTGTCTGCTGCTTTGCCGGGAGCCGGAACAGTGGGTACTGTATTGGGTGCATCAAATGGGACGAACAGTAACCGTCCTTTATATCCACCCATATTATTTTGACCGACATTCCATTTCAGCGGTGCGAAGGCCGGACCAGCTGCCAACATGGTCAATGTATTTCCATCAAGATGACATGTCTGAGGGTGCAGCTCCGGGATTGCAATAACCAAAGCCACAAATAACAAACAGAGAATTAGGTAAGTATATTTTTTCATTAGTGTAATTGTTAAGAGTGAATAGGATAGAGCGACCAAAAATGGCCGCTCATTTTTTTATCTCAGTTTAGGTATAAGCACCAGTTGCGGTTGTTACCTCGCCTTCCACTACAGTCACTTCCTGATCGGCAGGTTTAGTCTTACCGTCTACAGCAGTAAACTCAATAGTGTACTTACCGGGTGTCAGACCAATGATGCATTGACCATTGCTACGTTCAGCAACTTTGCCTTTGATGGCCCAAGCGGCATTCTCCGTTCCTGTGATATTAACTTGTACGCCTCCGGTCTTGCAATAGTCTCCTGCGAGGTCAAGAGATTCATTCTTTTGCTCATTACAGCGGTATACTTTTTCATGCCAGTCGCGGATACGGGTGTCATAACCGGTTTGCAGCCAGAACTGCCATTCGTTGGGATCTTCGTAGATATCACGGATCTGACAGAACTTGGTTGCGGCTTGGGTATTGAAGGCAACATCCATATTCCCTTTCTTCTGAAGAACCAGGCGTGATCCCTGTCCCAATGCTTCGTGAGAGAGGATTTCAAGCGCAGGGCACATTGCGTCTTCACGCAAAAGTTCAATCATGCGTTGCATGGAAGGATATTCCTGCATACTCAGTTTGTTGCGGAGAGCAGAGCGTGCAGCTATCAAGACCGTTTCGGCACAAAGTAACTGTGGAATTCCCGACTTGGAGGAACGCAGGTAAGTGTTGGCACCACCAATCCATTCAACCAAATTTTCATAAGCGGCGGAGTCTGTATCCTTTGTAGGCAAAGTAAAAAGACCTGATGGGGCAAAGTTGCCGCGAGCAGCATTGACATCACCTGTTGTAATCAGCATGTCGGCTTTGGTGAACAGACCATCAAATGCACCTGACGGTGAAGTTGAGTCTTCATCACGTTCTGCATGAAACAATGTATATACTACATCTTCAACATGAGATTTTACCAATGTGAAGGCAACACGTGTTTCAAGAGGATGTTTCTTGTTGATGTTGCTGACTGGCTGACCTCCTACGATCAACAGTTCACCGTCATCGTATTTTTGAGAGTTTTCCTTTGTGATACATACAACATCCTTCGGTTCGATAACGGAAGGTTCATAGCCGAGCAGCTTATCAACCAGGCGGAAATTTTTCCCAATCTTGTAAGACTGAGTTCCACCGGCACGCCGGCGTTCATTGATCAAGGCATGTTTGCCTTGCAGATCCATCACGTTCAATCCCAATTTTGCGGCAACTTCCTGCAGGGTAGCAAATGGAAGAGCGCGAAGCGCCTTATCATATGTGATTAAGGTTTGGTTCAGTTTCGATACGTCAATTAATTTTTGAGACATATTCTTTAAATAGTTAAGGTAGGTTAGTAAATTAAAGGAGTCCGTCAGCCTTCAGGCGTTCTGTGATTCCCTGATAATTGCCGGCATTTTCCTCGCAGTAGGCAGCCAGTTCCTCTTTTCCTCCGTTTGCGGCAGGTTCACCCTTTGGGGCAGGAACTGGTTCACCCGGTGCCGGAGCTTTCTTTAGATTGGCTACTTGTTCTTTGAGTTGAGTGATCTCTGAATCCTTGCCGCTTGCCTCGGTTTTCAGATTAGCGATCTCTTGATCTTTTTCACTTACTGTTGTCTTGAGAGTCGCTATTTCAGTAGTCGCATCAGATAATTTCTGATCGATCTCCTGTTTAGCTTGTACGAGAGAACTGTTATCCGATTTCAGACGGGTGAATTCATTATGCAGGGAGTCGAGGTTCTCTGCTGATAATTCGGTCGTTACTGCCTTATCTTGACTGATATTCAGAAAAGATAAAAAAGCTGACCATGATTCTTTTAGAGTCATTTTGTTTTTGAATGAAGTTGTTGATAATGCTGGCACGGAATTCGTGTCCATACCCGCTGCCAGAAGAACGGATGTGGAACGATCATAGAGGCGAACGGCATTGGAATTTGCCGGTATGTCCACGATGGATGCTTCCATCAGCTCTGACTCTGTGACTGTTTCACGAGTCTGACCAGGTACCAGAAGGTCTTTGTTGGCTGATGTAGCAATGATGCGGATACCGACACTTGCGGCGTTGTAAGTCCCTGCTTCGTATTTTGCGGCAATGTCTTTAGATAGTTGATCAACTTTGTCGAAAACAGGAATGGCAGAAAGTACATCGCCTTCAAGCTGTATATCTTCCCAATGCCCGATAGCTTTAGTTTCTCCCCAAATGGGAGATCCTTCATCACGAAAATGCATATACAGCATCACCGGGTTCTTCTTGAATGCTTCGAGGAGCATCCCGGAAGTAAGGACCCGGTAACCGTAACGATTAAGTGATGAATCGGAAAGAATGATACGTTTTTGGCTCATTGCACTGATTTTGGTGCAATGATACGCCTATTAGTGAGGGTGCAGAAGGACGGTTAAATTTCGATATAGGAAAGCATCGAATGTAATGAAGTCCCGGAAAGTTTCAGCTCATATCCGGTGAAGTCGGTTACCTTTTTCCCTATAATCAGGTTTAAGGTTCCGAGGAGTGGGTATTCATTCGTGCCATAGATATACTTGTGTCCCTGTGTGTCCTGACAGCGTAGAACACAGCCTGTCTGAACTTTATTGCGCAGCTCGTTTGCTGTATTCCCCTCTAATGCGGATCGGGGAAACTGGATGGTCGCTGAATGCTTATATGTGATTCCTGCGTCTTTAGTATCATCGGAAGCGACAGTTGGAGCTTCAATGACTCCTCGCGTTGGAAGCGGATACCAGTCGTGTCCTTCCTTGCTTCTGATGCATGCCTGGTTCTGATGTACTGCAAACAGGGCTATTTCGTCTGTATTCAGGATTTCGGCAAATAATATGCCTCCCATATTATTGATATTATTCATAACTTATTGATTTTCAATTAGTACGCATTTTTAGAACATTTTTTGATCAAAAAAGGGACAATTAACTACACTTGCTCGGTCATGTTTTTGTGCGGTGATAGCCTCTTTTTTTCTCTTTTCGTCGAAGATTAGCCCTCCATCGATAATAATTCTTCTTGAATGCATCTTCGCTGATAGAATCAATCCCATAGCAGGTCATGAAGTTGTGTATCCCGTCGATATAGGTGATTCCGTAAGTGTGCTTTTGTTCATCCAAGTAATCATGCACCTCTGCCCATAGCATGCGGTCGATCTTGCGAATGAGAATTATCTGTGAACGTATTCCCAGGTAATTGTAAGTTTTAGGATCCTTCCCGGTAGTACGTTCAGGAAGGATGATGGTGAGATTACCATGATCCTTAAAGATGTTGGCTGGACGACGTTCTAACAGATCGTAGATAAAATGGTAGATATCCGTTTTATCCGGGAAGCGAATCGGAGAGTCCTGCAAATTGCAGAACTTTCCGATCAGATACTCCTTAAGATGCTGTGGAACTTCAATCTTAGTAGTAATCATATAAAGCATAGTGGTTTAGGTGTGGAGCTAATGTACAAAATATAACTGAGTAATCCTTGCCTTTATCAATAAAAAAACGAGGTATTGTACATATAACCCTTGCTGATACCGTACTATTTTTTTGTGCAATCGTGCTAAATGAGCTATGCTTTCTATTTATGTGTTGTTTATCAGATAGTTAAGGGCGTACGAAATAGTGTACTTTTTAGCACAAAATCTTCGTACTCCGTACAAAATGCATTTTTGTGCGTTTTTGTACGAGTCGTACGTTTTTGTACGAAAATCGTGCGGTGTTTAAATATCTGATTTATAATGTAATAAATGCCGAAAAAAGGGTGTCTGCACGAAAGCACAAAATTTTCCCTTATTTTTAGGTAGGGTATTTTTAAGAAAGAAAGAAAAATAAAAAAAATATATATGTCCCCCTGTCTGCACTTGGCGCCTCTCCCCCTGCACATTTGTTCAAAACGTTCTTGATGAATGAAGGGGAGGCGAGGGGAACGGAAAAAGAAAGCCCGGTAATACAGAAGCATCACCGGGCAATAAATGATTCGACTTATGTTAGCGCAAATCATCAGGATAAAACACTTGCGATATCAATTCGTACTCACGCGGTACTGACTTGACGCCAACGACTACACAGATACCCCTTGCGGCAAGCTCGTAGAGCCGCTGTGTCGTGATGACAGAGCCGCGAAAGTTGTAGTTACTGCAGAGAATGAAGTAGGCAGTAGGCAGGTCAAAGGAATAGATATCCTTGCGGATGATTTTTTTAGCGTCCGAAGGGACTTTGGCAAAACCCAGCCGAACGGCCAGGCGGGAAATGAATAGTTCCCGGTCATCGCTCGATTGGGCTATTACTACCATTATTTTATTCTCTTTTTTTATTGTCATAATGTTGCGTATATCAGTGAAAATTAGTATCTTTACAGAGTAATAAATTGGGATAATCTACTCATCTTCGATTCGAGTAGAAGTGTGGCCGGACATGTGCCGGCACTAATTTAGGCACATGCCGAATGCTGCTATAATCGTCAGAAAACTCTAAAAAGTCATCCAAGACATCTTTCCTTGTTGTTTCTTCAATAATATACATACAGGCTATTTTAATGAATAGATCACGTGATGCAGGCTTACAATGGTCAGCTATAAGAATACTCTTGCCTTCAGGTATTGTAGCAAGAATGTTATTGACGGCGTGATAGAAACGCATGAAGCGTTCCGGATCCTGCCGGTATAGAGGAAGAACTTCGTCTAATATTTCTTGATAGGTTCCCATGCTTAAGTGCAGAATAGTGATAGTGCAATTAATATTGATAATTTATATTCCCTGCTGTATAGCTCCAAATACCGGTGTGAAACCTGAATTTTAGCGTCTCAATGATTCCTTTTTTTTGTGGGATCCAGTTGTGTAAAGCCTCGATGTCTCCTACTTCCGGTTCTGGCGGAAATACATATAGGTGGAGTCCGATGACGAACCATCTTATTCTATTCATGTTTTTATTGTTATTCGTTAAACCTCTATCTCAAACTGCTCACTTTTTGCCGATGGCATACATTCAAGAAGGGAAGAACCTACTGAAACGTAATAGATACCATCTTTTTCAAGCGGGAGCCAATGGAAATAGCGCCCTGTTTCTTCATGCATTACCGGAATCCCAAATTTATTAAGAGGTCTACCATCTATGCCTCGAAACTTTCTACACCATTTATCAATAAATTCACGACCTTCCTTCTTTCGTTTATTGATTTTCCAACACGGATGCTTCTTATCATCATTATTCGGAATCAGTTTTTCAGGAACAAACTCTTTATCATCAAATCCAATAAGAGTATAAAGCCACTCAGCGGTTATTCCAAATACCCATCCATATCCGAGGCTATCCGGTCTTGAACCACAATATTCTTGAATCATATCTTTAGCTTCGTTTTGTTCACGCAGAAGCCGTTCATTCATTTGTTTCAGCAGCTTCTCAAGTGCTGAACCTTGTTTTGCTATTATCTTCATATTTAT